TACACACCGAACTGCAGCTGCTCGATGCGGCGGCGGAACTCGTTCAGCAGCACACGTAGGACGCGGTCGCTGATATCCGCCATATCGCCGGTCAGCAGCTCGTAGGGCAGCTCGATACCGGCCGCAGCAGCCATGAGCTGTTGCCGCATGAAGTCGACGTAGGTGTCCCCCGCGGAGGGCGGGTCGGAGAACACGACTTCCTCGCCTTCGAGCAGCTCCTGCATGGTGCCCGGCTCCATCGCCACCATCGGGGTGCCGTCGGTGTCGGTGGTGAAGGGCTTGCCGGTCACCGGGTCGACGGTCGGCGGGCCATCCGGGCGAGGCTTGGTGATGAAGCCGGCGAAGAGATTGGCCACTTCCTGGCGGAAGAGCACCGCGTCGTCGTAGTTGTCGAGCGACTTGAGCCGCAGCAGCACCGGTGCCAGACGCGGGATGCCACGCAGCTGCCCACCTTCGAGGGGCTCGAAGATATGAAGCACCTCGGTTGCCGGGATGCGATGCAGTGCGTTGTAGGTGGTTCCGATGGCCCGCGCATCCCCGGGGTGGTTCTTCCACATCCAGTACGCCACGCGGCGCCCGACCTGGTCGAACTCGATGCCAGCCCGGACCACGTTGCCCTTGCGGGTGACGAAGTTGCGCTCCAACGGGACGAACTCAGGCGGCAGGATCTGCAACTGCAACGGCACCGCCAGGCCATCCTCCGGCTTGCGGTAGCGCAGCCTGACGAAGCACTCGCCAGACTCTTCGACCATTCGCGCGATGACGCTCTGCTGGCCGTAGAAGTCGGTCAGGTTGTCGGCATCCGACTCGTCGGTCCAGTCGCTCCAAAGCTGGTTGATGGCGCTGCGCAGCGCAGGGTCCTTGATTTGCGCCCGGGGGGTTATGCCAGTACCAATCAGGCTGCTGACCCGCTTGGAAATGCCGCTGGCAGCCCATGGGTTGTTGCGCACGGCGGCCTTGGAGCGCTTGCGCAGCGTCGGCAGCGCCGGGATGGCGACTGCGTTGAGCGCTGCCTCCGGCGCGTCCCAACCTTGAGCGCGGCGACCATTGCCGGCGCCCTCGTAGCTGTTGACCACCAGCAGGCGGGGTGACTTGGCACGGATTCGATAGCCCATCACGCCCCCTTGCCACGACTGTAGAGCCGAATCTGGCGGGGCCGGCCGTCGCGGGATTCCCTTGCGGCCTCGGCGGCGTACTGCTCCTCGAGCATGCGCAGGCTGGCGAGTGATGCACGATCCAGACGGCGATCGCCTTTGCTGACGCTCTGTCCTTTCTCAAGCAATTCCTTGATCGACGCCCGGACTTCATCCAGGCGCTGTTGTGCGCTTGCCATGGGGCGCCCTCGTGTCATCGTTTCAGGTAGGCGCTGCGGGATACCCGGCGCGCGGTTGGTTGTGGTGCGGGCTGAGCTGATGGCAGGCTGGGAGCCTGCCCGGCAGTCTCTTGCGAGGCAGAGGCATCGCTGCTTCCAGCCGGTTGGGCAAACAGGCTGCTCTGGCTGACTGCCGCGCGAAGCTTGGCCCACTCGGCCTCGTGGTATCGGTGCAGCCCGAGGAACTGCGCGGCCGCCTGGTTGTAAACCAGCAGGTCGAGTACCTCGTTACGCTCGGCCTTGCCTTTCACCCAGACGGCGCGCTTGTAGCCCTTCACGTACTGCGTGATCTTCCGCTCGGCGACAGCCTGGTCGTAGAACTCGTCCGGAAGGTCTTTCGAGAAGTGCAGAGCGCCAGGTCCGTCTGGGAACGGGTAGCGGTTGTAGATCCAATCCTTCGCGGTGTCTGTACCAATGATCCAGAGCTCTGCGCCCTGCTTCTCGGTCTGGCCGTTGTGCTTGACGTCTACCTTCGACGGGCGCTGAGCAAGCACAGGTCGGCCAGGCTTGCTGGCCCCCTTTACAGCGAAGACGTTGCGCCAACGGCGTAGTCTGGTGAACTGGTAGACCTCGTCGGTGTGGTGGCCACCGGAGTCGATGGCCGTGGCGCAGATGGCCATTTCCACGCCCGACAGATGTCGGTACCGCCGCTTCAACTGATCGTCGAGAGCCTGCCAGGTACGCGGATCAGCAGGGTCACCGGGAACCACAGCGAAGTCGACCACCCAGCGCTCAAGGCCTGCGCCCCAGCCGATGACCAGCAGTTCCAGGCGGTTGTGCTGAACGTCGACCGCGGCGGTGAGGATCAGCGCACCCGGCGGCACGGTGCCCAGGCTGTAGTCTTCGGCGCGGGCCTTCAGCTCGCTGGCCTTGGTCATCTCCTGCGCCGCGTCCCAGACGAGCGCCAGGCGGGTGTTGTAGAACACCTGCATGGGTTCGTTGTCGCCTCGGTCAGACGCCAGCTTGGCCTTGTCGTACTGCTTGGCCAGGCTCTGCCATGAGAGCCAGCCCAGCGGCGAGTAGAGCGCGTTGAGGTGGAAGCCCACCGTTTCGCCATCGCCCTGCGCCGTGGCGCGCCATTCGCCGGCAGCGAGCATGGCCGTCTTGTGGTGCTCCTCGATCAGGGCGCCGCACTTGGGATTGCAGCAGAGGTAGTCGACGCGTTTGTAGTCGTCGGTCCACTTGAGGTTGGCCCACTCGAGCACCTGGTGCTGGCCGCAGTGTGGGCAGGGCACGAAGTAGCGTCGTTTGTCACTCTGCTCGTAGAGATCATCGATACGCGAGGCGCCCTTGATCGTCGGCGAGCTTGAGAAATAGAACTTGGCTTTGCGACCGAACGTGGTGCCGCGCGCCTCGGCCAGCTCAATGGGGTCTCCTTCGCTATCGACGTCAACGTCCCAGCGGTCGATTTCGTCGCCGTAGATGTAGCGGGCCGCCAGCTCGGCCAGGTTGGCGGCCGAGCCTGCGGTGGTGCAGTACAGCGTGCCGCCTTCGAACTCCTTGGTGTCGAGCGTGTTGCGGGCGTCGCGCGATCGCGGCTTGGCAACGCGCTCTTTGAGTTCCGGTACCGCCTTGATCGTCTTGTCGATCCGGCTGGACACCCGACGGGCCAGCTTCTCACTGGGTAGCAGCGCCAGGATGTTGGCCGGCGCCATGTGAATGTTGCCGCCGATCCAGTTGAGCGCGATCTGCGTTTTCATCATCTGGGAGGCGACCATGGTCACCACCCGCTTGCACGGGTGCAGCGGGGAAAGGCAGCGCATCGGCTCTCGCGCAAATGGCGTGCGATCGGTGTGGTATTTGCCGGGCTCGGCGGCACCCGTATCCTTCGGGATGCGCTGGTATTGGTCGGCCCACTGGTCGATCCATAGCTCGGGGTCCAGATGCAGGCCCCGCAGGTATGCCGCCCGGTACGTGGCGGCACCGTCGGCATACGGGTGTTGCATGGCTAGTTCGGCTCCTTTGCCCCCTGTTCAAGCTCGGCATCCAGTTGAACCAGGCTGGTTGCGTCTTCGAGGACGCTGCGCAGCAGCTCGGTCAGGCGACGTTCCATTTCCCAGGTGTCCGTGATCGCGACCAGCTCTCCAGCGGCTTTCGGCGGCAGACCAAGGATCAGATCGCGTAACGTGCGTGCGGTGTTGAATGCTGCGAGGTCCACGGCCTTGCGCTCGACCAGCTCGCCACGGCCTTTCAGGAACTCGTCTTCGGCCAGCAGCGCTAGGTAAGTCTCTCGATGCGCACGGGCCTTCTGGTAGGAGTCGCCGCCACCAGTTGCGGGAGGCTGCGATGGCGGGGCGAGAGGGGTGACCAGCGCGTGAACGCCTTTCTCTGCGCGCTCGCGCTGGTGACGTTCGGCAACCCCTGCCTTACTCGGGTCAGCCGTTTCACCGAGTAGCGCGAGGGTGGCCTCGACGTCGACCTTCTTGCCGTCCTCAGTCAGGACCAGGCGGCCCTGCTTGCCCAGTTTGGAAACATACGGCCGAGACCAGCCGCGGCTATCCGCGAACTCAGCCTTTGTCATGACCGTCATGAATTCACCTGTTAACCGGAACTCGCCGTCGGGTTAACCCAATTAACTCGATTAACTAACTTCCAACCCCAGCCACTAGCGCGAGAGCGAGGCGCGAATTACCCGTATGGCTCGACTCGCCCCAGGGGCCCCGGCTACAGGCTGGTGGAGTGCCGACCAGGGACTGGCTCCGCCAGCTTCCATCACCGCGCCGTCGCCACCGCCTGCTCGAAGGCCTTGGCGAACTCCGCATCGATGTGCGCCTTCACGATGTTGTCCGCGATCTTGAAGAACGGCACGCGCACTCGATACCGCGGCGCTGCGTCGGTGAAGATGAACACTGGCCGCACACCAACCTCGCGGCCGATCTTCTTGCGCTCCCACACGCCAGTCTCGCCATCGACCTCACCAACGAAGTACCGCCACGCGTTGCCCTTCTTCCGGCTGCGCTTGCTGTTGGTCGCGTTGTGCTGCGACCCAGCTGTCGACTCCGCAGCGCCGAGGCCGGACAGGATCTTCATCGCCAGTTGGCCCTTGATGTTCCCGTGCTGGTCGAAGAATGCACTGTTGGGCATCGCGTACTGATCGGGCCGCATCAGCCCGCGGCGGATCAGCGCCTTCTCGAACCGCTTGCGCGAGCGCGTGCCGCCATACACCTGAGCCTGCAAATACTTATCAGCGGGGATGCTGGCCCCAAACGCATCCTTGAGCCACACCTTCGCTTGCAGCCGCGACTTCGCCGCAGGCTTGATAAACACACTGTTGAGCGTCGTTCTGGTCGGGCGATCGAAGCGCTTCTCCATCACAGCAACCTCGCCCTTCTGCACGCGCTTCGCCAGATTGGTCAGCGTCAGCGCTGTAGCGAACGGCACCTGCTTGGCGAACTTCTCGAGCTGCTCCTGCGCAACCTTCACATCCGGCGTTCTGATCGTAATCATCACCCACCGCCATGCCGCATCGCGGTCACTGCTTATCCCCCGTAGGGCATACCGCCACCCCCGCCCGCTTTGCCAGCCAGCGCGAATAGATGCCGCCGGCCACATCCGCGCCGATCAGCCCCGTGCCGATGCCGAACGCACCGGCCAGGTACGGATCGCCCCAGGCCCACAGCGCCACCATCAGCGCGACCATGCCGAACAGCGCCGAGCTGCCGAAGCGCAGTAACACCCGCCGCGCGATCTCGCCCATCGTCACGCCCTGCACATCCGCCTGCCGCATCTCCCCGACCAACCCGGCCAGCGCCACGGCGATCAGCAGCCAGGTCGGCAGCTCGGCCAGAGTGTTCTGCACTTGGTTCTCGGTCGACATGCGCGGGCTCCAGCCGGAAAAGACAAAGCCCCGCACGATGGCGGGGCTTTGCGAGGTGACCGGCAGGGGCTCCGGTCGGGTTGCCTGACACAGCAGAAAGGCTCGTTTCGGTCCGCGCCGTGGCGCTACTTCGACCTGTTAGGCGCTTTGTACCCCCCGACTGCGGCGGCGTAAACCGTCACTTAACGCCACCG